AAGGAAATAAAACCGTTAACAATCCCGGTTTCTGTTGGAGATACCCCGACGCCACAAACAGACAATAAGCCCGTAACGACACAGAACCCAACCGTAACGCCAAGGGGTAAAAGCGAAGTGGAAAAGGCGGCAGAACAACAAGCAAAGCAAATTGAAGCGGCTTATAAAAAGAATTTGGAGGCAACCCGGAAATTGCAGGATGCACAATTGCAGTTGGAAGCCGACGAATGGGCAAAGCGTAGGCAGCAAACGCAATATCATTATTCCCGACAGATTGAGGATTTGCAACACCAATTACAGACCGAAAAGGATTTGAACGAAACCGGACGGCAGGCGATAAACGCAACAATTACGGCGTTAGAACAACAGCAGACAGAGGCGTTGTTGAAAATAGAGCAAGAACGGCAGTTGCAAGAATTGGCATTGCAGAAAGAAAGCATTGAATTACGTTTGCAAGCGGTTAAGCAGGGAAGCGATCAGGAACGACAATTGCGTATGCAGCTGTTAGATAATGAAAGACAAACAGCATTGTTGCAGAATGAGCAAAAGCCGACCGGACAACAGCAGGACGCCGGGGTAATTAATGCCGGATTTGACGTTAAGGGAAGCGCAATCGCCGACGAATATTTGCAAACGCAATTAAAGATGTTTGACCAACAACAAGCGTTGGCGCAATCTGAATTTGATTTATTAAGAAATTCAGAAGCCCGGAAAACCCAATTCCGTTTGCAGGCAGAAAAGGAACGTTTGCAAAAGGTATTAGAATTGAACGAGCAAGCAGCCAATAAATTGTCAGATGTTGAAGTACAAACAATTCAAAACACAATAAAAAAGATTGACCAAGAAATTGAGCAGTCAAAAGGAGATGAACGAGGAACAGATATTTACGGTTTGTTTGGGCTTAATTTGGACGACGACCAAAAGGAGGCAATAAGTACGTCCGTATCCTTTGCAATGGAGCAATTACAGGTATTTTTGGATGCGAAATTGCAAGCCGCCGAAGCCGCCGTAAATGCCGCCGACAAAGAGGTTGAAAGCGCACAACGCACGTTGGACGCCGAAAGGGAAGCACGGGCGAACGGTTATGCCTCAAACGTGGTTATGGCACAAAAGGAGTTGGATTTGGCAAAGCGGAACCAAGAAAAGGCGTTGAAAGAACAACAGAAAGCGCAAAAGGCACAACAGGCAATACAGACAATCCAACAAATCGGAAACCTTGTAACGGCGTCCGCTTTGATTTGGTCGCAATTGGGGTTCCCGTTCGCAATCCCGGCAATCGCTGTTATGTGGGCTTCATTTGCCGCCGCCAAAATTAAAGCCGCACAAATGAGTAAAGCCGCCGGGGGTTCGGAAAGTTACGGGGACGGTACGGTTGAATTGTTGGCGGGCGGTTCCCACCAATCCGGGGACGACGTGGATTTAGGAACCAAACCGGATGGAACCCGGAGGCGTGCCGAGGGCGGGGAATTTTTCGCCGTTATCAATAAACGTAATTCCCGCCGTTTCCGTCGTTTAATCCCGGACGTAATAAACAGTTTGAACCGGGGGACATTCCCCGAAAAGTACCTTAATGCCTACAATACCGACGACATTAATGTAACGGTCCAACAAAATAACGCACCGGATTTGCGGGATTTAAAAGACGATGTAAGGGAGATCAAGGAACAAAACCGCCGCCGTCGTTACGTCGATGGCAACGGCAATGTTATTGAGGTTTACAAGAATTTGACACGTAAAATTAAAAATTGACATGAACCCGATTTATAGACATTCATTTGTAAATGCGTTTTTAGCGAACGGGAAGATAAGTAACACAACCGGGAACATAAACGGGAATAAGACAAATTTCTATTATACCCGTACTTTTGTCCCGGTTCGGAATGTGTACCCCCGCAAATTGTTTCAGAATAACACCTCGCAAGCCGGGGGCGCATTTTACGATAGCAATAAAAAGATTATCGGCGGTTGGGGAAGCGACCCGGCCGCCACAAATACGGGATTTGACATACCAGGCGATGCCGCATATATCCGGTTTAATGTAAGCAAAGCGCGATACGCCGACGGGACGGCATGGTTGAGATTGGGAACGTTGGACGCCCCGAACGTCTTACAAGGTCAAACCGTGCATCCGATTTACAAGGATGATTTGGCAAAGGAGTACGAATTAGAAACCAACCAACGGTTTTATCGTGCCAAATTATCCGGCAAAATTACCTTTGTCCGGGATGATTACGACTATATAAACCGTCAATCGTTCGACAATGAATTTTTGTATTGCATTGAAAAGAGCGACGACGGCGGGCGTACATGGTTCCAATACTTTCAAGGCAAGTTTATGAAAACCGATTGCACGTTTACCGATTACGATAGAAAGGTTGTTGTACAACCGGACGTAATCGACGATTATAACGATGTATTGGCAGGGCTAGAAAAAGAATATAATCTAATAACATTAGCCCCGACAATTCAACGGATAACAATAAACAAGCGTCCATTAATTCAAATATATGTGCCGGGCGATAGCGTCGTTTCGTGTTTTTTAGGCGGTATGAATTGGGAGCAAGATGCAAACGCCACGACCGACCAAAACACATTAGAACAAACCTATCATTTTGCTTTATGTAATATATTGAAAGAAATACGAGTTACTGCAAATGGTACGCCGTCCGATATTGCTGGTTTATATACGGGACGTATGGCAACGGATTCAAGTACTGACTCATTTAGCGGTAATTTATTCCCGGCAAATAACGATTTGTATTATATTCATATAACACAACAAAGAATTGACAAGTTGCCAGTTGGGGTGGCTACGGTTGATATACGCCGCCGTTCTGATGATGCTGTGTTGTTTGTATACGTAAAAACAACAACGTCGCCATTTGATACGTTGGAATTTGATTTAGTCCCCGCCAATGGTTCCAGCGCAACCGGGACAATGCACGCTGATATGAAAGGTTATAATATATATGCACGGTATTTATGCGATGTGGAGAGAATAAACGACTTAAATACATATCCATTACCCGCCGATGATATAGTAGATGACAATCGTAATTATAGGCATGCGATTGGTTACAATGTCGACGTGGCGTTTATTTCAAACAAATTTTCAGACACCCCGACCGAGTGGGGATTAGCGGACAACGGAAAGTATTTTGCGCCCCCTTATTCCATATACAGACAAACGTTTTATCCAATCGCCCGGTCAACGTGGCGTTATGCGTCGTTATGGTTTGGATTTTATTTAATGGATTGGAGATTTGAGGAAAAAGCCCGGAAAGAATATACTTTGCGGGATACGTTCTTGGTTTCGTCTTGCATGTCTGTTTTGCTCAATCAAATTGCACCCGGAATTACGCACGAAGCCACGGCGGAATATAGCCAATTTTTATACGGGGGAAACAATCCAATATCCGGGTTGAATTTCCGGTTGCTTGTATCTCAGAAAACGAACATTATAAACGGCGAATATCAGCAACCCGCACAAAAAGCCCCGACGACCTTACAACAATTTACCAATATGTTACGGGATTGTTTCAAATGCTATTGGTTTATCGAGGACGGCAAATTTAAAATTGAGCATGTCCAATATTTCCGCAATGGCGGTTCCTATTCCGGCGAGGTTGTGTTAAGCCACGATTTGACAAAGGAGTTGAATTCACGCAACGGGAAACCGTGGGCGTTCAACACGTCGGAATATTCGTTTGATAAGGTCGATTTGCCGGAACGTTACCAATTCAAGTGGATGGACGACGTTACGGCGGCGTTTGAGGGTTTGCCGATACAGGTAATCAGCAAGTATGTAACGCCCGGGAAAATTGAGGACGTAAACGTATCTAATTTCACGTCGGATATTGATATGATGTTGCTAAACCCCGGCAACATGAGTTCGGACGGGTTCGCCTTATTTGCCGCCGTTCCGCCAACGTCCGGGTCGCAATGGACATTACCGTTTACACGTCAAACCGTCAACGGGGTTGAATACTTTTTGCAAAACGGATATTTAGCGTTTATTAATCTGCAATCGACCTATTGGTTGTATGATTTACCCGCCCGTTGGGTATCAATAAACGGTTCCGAAACAGGCGCATATGGGATCGAGAGAAAGAAGAAACAAACGCTTATTTTTCCGGCGAATGACGACCCAAACCCGATGCAGCTAATAAAAACGTATATCGGTAACGGTCAAGTTGATAAACTTTCAGTAAATTTGTGTAGTAGAAATATTAAAGCAACGTTAAAATATGATACAGAATAACAATACAAGCGTTTTACCATGGTACACGTCTGTAAACGAACAGAACCACCGTAAAAGTTACGCATACGGCGCAATTTATCCGTTATTTGCCCCGGCTGATAGATTGTTGCCGTTTCAAATAATTAGAAACACACGGTCAAATAATGTTACGTCAGTAATGTTGTACGATAAAACCGGGAAACTAATTGCAAACATAACAACGTACATTAGGGAAACCGGATTGCAGATTGTACGGTTTCAAACGTTGGGTTATGATGTTATATTGTACCCGTCGATCTTCCCCATGCCATTAAATCAGTTGGACGGAATATATTATATGACGTTATCGGATGGCGTGCAAACATGGTATTCTGAAATGTTCACGGTCGTACAAGATGTTTCCGGTTACTTAAAAATACAATGGTGGGATGTTGAAAATTTGGTATTTGACGCCGGGCAAATAGTATATAAAAACCCGGATTTTAAAAATATGTTGTACCTTTGTACAGAGTTAGGAAAACCGGATTATGAATTTGAGGAGGACGGCGAAGAACGGGACGGGTATTTTTTCCCGGAAAAACAAATATCAGTCAAAACGTTTAAGTGCACGATATTGGCACCGGAGTTCCTTTGCGACGTTATGCGTTTTATCCGTATGGCTGATTACATTCACATAACGGATAAATACGGCAGGGAATACGATTGCGACACGTTTTTAATTACCCCGAAATGGCAAACGCAGGGAGATTTAGCAGGCGTGGAAATTGAGTTTAAAACAAATACCGTCGTCAAGAAAATAGGACGTGGCTATATAATAGCAAACAAAGGAGATTTTAAAGGAGATTTTAATGGAGATTTTAATAATGATTTCAACAACAATTAAATTATGGGAAATTACAAACAATTAAAACAAATTATTTCCGGTGCTATTAAAGCAAACGGAAACCAAGAAATTAGCGGGGCAATATTGCAAAATTCTTTATTGTCTATTATTTCAACAATTGGAGCAAATGCAACATTCGCAGGAATTGCAACACCAACAACAAATCCGGGAGCTCCCGACCAAAATATTTTTTATATAGCTTATGAAAATGGTATATATTCTAATTTTGGCGGAGTTACATTAAACGAAGAAGTGGTAATATTTTCAAATGAGGATGGTAGTTGGAAAAAAAAACAAACAGAAATTGCAAGTTCAAAGAGTATAGAAGATTTGAAAAATAATACTCTTAAAAACACTGTTTCTATTGATAGTATAAATGGTAAAGAGGTATCTGTGAATATTTCAGTTAATAAAATTAGAACAAATATATTATATATTCAAACGATACAAGGGCAAAATATTAAGATAACAATAAATGCACCAAATACAAGTAGGCTTTTGGGCATTGAATTATCTAACGAATTATCGACTTCGGGAACAGATAAACAGAGATTATTTTGGGGAACTCTTGAATCTGAAAAAATTATAGAAACGATTGCAGAAAAAGATTATAAATATCTTTTAATTGAATTATGGACTAATGAGGAACTATCAGGAACATTTGAATATAAAAATACTCAAAAATATGCTTTACAAGATGATTTTTCAGAAGCGGAAAAAAAAATTGATTACGCATATAATAATATTATAAATGGAATTAATCAATATTCATATAGTGATGAATTATTTAATTTCCCGGAAAATATATTTGAAAGTTCTTTTTCATATTCTGCAACGTGGATTGGTGGAGGTCACAAACTTTTACAATCAGATAAAAGTATTTACGGAATTTCTCTTTATGTTGAATTTGATTCAGACGATATATATAATGATTATTCTTTGAATGAAGTTGTTGTATTTATAACAGATACAACACCCGTTAATGGAACATTATTAAAAGATATTAATATAATTTTTTCAGAATCAATACATGCAAACAAAAAAGGATTTTATGATATAAGACTAAATGAAAAAATAAAATTAAATAAAGACTTATATGTTTTTGCATACGGCGTAGAAAATAGCTTGAAATATACAAATAAAACATATTCAGAAAATAATCCTTTTACGACAGATTTTTACTTTATAAATAAAACGAAAGTATTTGAAAAAACACATATATCAGTTTATAATACAAATTGGATATTACAACCTACATACATTTACTTTGCAGAAAATGAAATAATACAGAAGAAAGTATCAGAAAACGACAAACGTATTGTTAAAATAGAAGAGTCGTTAAATTATTTAAGCGATTCTGTAATAAATATTGTAGATAAAGAATTTGTATTTAATGGAAAAAAAGTAAAAGTGTATCAAGATTCGTTTGGTTCATTTGTTCTTAGAAACGAAACGTTTATTACTCCTTTAGGCATAACTCTTGAAAGAAATGCAAAAGGAGGAAGAACACTAACAACACCGATTGGAACTATAAAACAGAATAATCCATTGAATGAAAATGTATTAGAATATGCTATAAATGATTTGGTTTCAGACGATTATTATGCTATTATAATAGCGTTAGGAACAAATGATTTAGGCGGCGTAATTAGAGGTACAATTCAATTAGGTGAATTTGATAGTAATGACACCTCAACATTATACGGCGCATTAAATTATGTAGCGAATAAATGTAAAACCGTAGCACCGTCTGCAAAAGTAATTCTAATTTCCCCGATTAATCGTGTAAATGGATGGGATGCTTTAGCTATGCAAAAAATAAGAACTGCAATAAGATACAAAGCAATGCAGAATGGATTTTCATTATTGGATGGTGGAACATCCCCATTTCCGTATTCAGATAATGATTTATCTAAAATCTGTTGGAATAACAATGATGGATTGCATCCTATTGTTGGGGTTGGAAGTAAGATGTATGACATGTGGGTGATTTGTAATTTGATATAAATTTATGGAAAGAATTTTTAATTTGGAGCAATGGCGTATAATTACCATTTCCACGGTTAGCCCGTTATTTGGGTATGTAACCCCGACAAAGGGATTTGTTTATGCGTTATTAGTAATGTTTTCGTTCAATATTTGGGCGGGAATGAGGGCGGACGGCGTGGCGATTGTGCGATGCAAAAACTTTTCGTTCCGTAAGTTTAAAAACGCATTGTGCGAATTTCTGTTGTATCTGTTTATCGTGGAGGCGATTTTTGTAATAATGAAAAATTGCGGCGATGAAAATGCGGCGGTTATCGTGGTAAAATCACTAACATACGTGTTTATGTATGTGTATTTGCAAAATGCGTTCC